TGCCTAGAGAAATTGATTTACAAGAACCTAGATGGATTGTAATAACTCCTGAGAACTGGGAAGACCAATTAGCAATGATTGAAGAACAAGAAGGAGAGCTTGTTTTCTTAGCTATGACCATACCTGATTACGAAGTAATGGCATACAATATGCAAGAATTAAAGCGATATATCACTGAATTAAAAGATGTTGTGGTTTATTACAGAAAGGTAACAGTTGACAAACCTAAGTAAATATCTGATAGAATTAAAACTCCATAAATAAAAGGAGAACATTATGTTTGGATTTATAGGAGATTGGTTAGGGATTATTACAGGCGTTGTATGTATTGCATCAATTGTTTGTGCATTAACTCCGACACCAAAAGATGACAATATGATTAAAAAATTGTATTCAGTTGTAGAGTTACTTGCTCTCAACATTATGAAAGCAAAAGATAAGTAGTCATGTCTAATAGCGTTACACCATTCGTATACAATGCTTTATTGGATAGGGTAGTAGATGGAGATACCATAGATGTAGTGCTAGATTTAGGCTTTTCAGTAAAGCTACACAAACAAAGAGTGCGGTTAGCAGGTATAGATACTCCTGAATCACGCACAAGAAATTTAGAAGAAAAGGCATTAGGACTTAAAGCAAAAGACAGACTTATAGAACTATGCGTAGGATCATTTAAAGTACAATCACTTGGCAAAGGTAAATATGGCAGAATACTTGGGATTCCTTATACAGAAGATGGCAAAAGTATTTGTCAAATGCTTATTGATGAAGGACACGCAGTTGAGTACTGGGGTGGTAAAAAAACAGCAAAAGTCAGAGATGACGGAACATGGGGAGAATAATATGGAAATATCACAAGAGGGTATAAGTTTAATAAAGAAGTTTGAAGGTTGTAAACTTGAAAGTTATCAATGTGCAGCTGGTGTTTGGACAATTGGATATGGCTCAACACAAGGTGTATCAAATGGCATGGTTATAACACATGAAAGAGCAGAATCTTTATTAATGGAAGATATAGAAGTTTACGAAGAAGAAGTAAACAAGGCAGTACAAGTTGACATTGATCAATGTATGTTTGACGCATTAGTTTCATGGACCTTTAATTTAGGTGGTGCAAACCTTAATTCATCAACAATGCTTAAAGTTTTAAATAGTAAAGATTTTGACAATGTACCTGAACAGATTAAACGATGGAATAAAGCAGGTGGTAAAGTTAATGAAGGTCTTATCAGAAGAAGGGAAGCTGAAGCTTTACTATTTCAAGGTCAAGATTGGAGTCATGTTTAATAATAGATATGAACCTATGCTTTATTTTTTTCTTTTAATAACTGCAACACTTTTAATAATATAATGGCACTTAGCAAGACACAAACCAAACGATTAGGTGGTATTTTAAACATTATGTTTGGTGATTCTATTCCAAGTGATCATCTAACTGATTTAATAACACATGGTTATATAGAATTAAATGGTAATGATTATAAGCTTACATCTAAAGGTTTAGATGAAAAGAATCGCCTATGTACTTTAGCAGGACTTAATATTATGTATAAGTCTGAAAAAGCTTAAAGAACATCTTTACAGTGTTGATTGATTAGTTTTTTACAAATCTCACCTGTCGTAACTTTTCTACCTGCTTCTGCAGAATAATAATTTCTTAATGCTGTTAAGTTTTGATTTGTTTTTGGATCAATTCTAAATTGCACTCCTTGTGTGTTCTCTTTCTTTTTGTTAAAACTGAGTTTATTCATTAGATTTTTCATATTCAATCTTGGCACAAAACAACTCATCTTGTTTTTCTTTTAACACGCTTTGAATATAATCTATGTGTTTTTCTAAGTCTTTAATGTGATTTAGCTGTTCAATCTGTGACTTTTTATTCCACTGATTTATTGTTTCTGTTTCTTTTAAGAAAGCATCTGTTCTTTCTTCCCAGTATTTTTGTTCATTAAATTTTTCTTTAATCAAAATGTTTTTATTTCTCTCTAATGTAAATCATCATGATACATCTCACCAGTAATAGCTTTTCTGTATATATCTATAATATCGGAAAATATTTTTTTATTTTCATTCTTATCTAAATTGTTTAAAAGATAATTCATTCTGTTTTCATCTTTACTACTAACACCTTTATTTTTTTTGTAATAACGCAAACATTTTTTTATAAATTCAATATCTGCTTTGCTAAAATTTTTAATTCTCATAATATCTGCTTATTAATTAAAAAAATACATTTTCTTCTAATTGCTTATAACCCCACATCTTACGAAACATCATTTCTGCATCGTCTTGAGGTAGTTTTGGTTCTTTGTAGATTTCTCTTTCCACAGTATTTGCGTGATACCAACGATAAAAGTTATTGATGTAAGTATCTTTGTTGTTGTATACAAAATCTTCTAAATGCATATTTCACCCCTTTTTATTTAATATTAGCATTTTTTGTTCCATATAGAACATTTTGCTTAGCTTCCCTGTATTCATCTTCAGCTACCTGTTTGTTAAACTCTGCTCTTTCAAGTTGTTCTTCAGGTGTTAATGTTTCAGGTTCGTTTTCCCATTTATCATGCATTTCTCTAAATAATCTACTCATATTAAGCACCTAATATCTGTATTGTTTCTTTTACCTTATGACCATCTTGTACAAGTTTTCTTTTCTTGTAATCAAAGTATCTTTGATCTGATGTTTTTAAGACTTTAAACCAAAATTTGCTTTTGGTTAGATATACATATAGTTCGTATTTCATTTTATATCACCTCTATTTTTGTTGGTCTTTTATAAAAACCAAAACATTTATCATTATCACTTACCTTTACTTGTGCAATAAATCTAATACTCATATTGTTTAAGTCAGATTCATTATCATTAAGTATTTTAGGTAAAGCACCCCAAAGTCTAAAACCTCTGTCATCTTCAAAAAGCATTTTTGTAGAACCACCAAAGTCATTATCAACAAACTTGGTACTTACAATTTTACCTTCTAAAGATATTCTATCTTCAGTATTAGGAACAACCTGAATATATGAAAGTTCCTGATACTGACTTAAAAAGCTTTTTTTAATATCTTCAATTGCTAATTTGCTAATATATTTTGAATCTTGATTAGAATCTAAAGAACCTTCACCCCATGATCTAGTATCTTGTTTTGGTGTAATTTTAAGTTTTACATTACCAGCTATTTGTCTAGCCTTTTCAATAGCAGTAATATAATTGGTTGATAGATTTTGAACATGATAACTAGTTTTTCTTGGTTCAAGACCTGATTCAGTTTCAATCCAAGTAAGTTTTGATTTTCTTAAAGTGTACATAACATTTGAAGATGATTCAGTACGACCAGTGGTCAAGAAATAGTATGGTTTGTAATTCATTTTATAATTCAATTTATTTAACATACAAGTATTATACCAATTTGTAATAATTATACAATACTTTTTGGAATATTTTTAATTTATTTTAAAAGGGTAAATCGCTATCATCTTGATCCCATTCTGCTGATTTTTGTTCCCATAGTTGCTTTGCATATTCTTGTGCTGCTGTTTCTTTAAATCCATAATGTTTTAAGAACTTCAACTCATTACCATACTTAGTATGAAGTTGTGCGTGATGAAATTGACATAAAGGAATTACATCTGAATCGTTACTTTTAACACCAAGTCTATTTGATGTTCCTTTGTAACCCTCATTAGGTTTTAAAAGATGATGAACTTGTATTGGTCCTTTACAACTCATAAACCCTGCTCTTGTGATAAAACAGGGTAATGTAGAAACATATCTAAGATGTTTTTTATCAACAATTCTTTTAGACATTTAAAATGGCAAACCATCATCTACTTCATCACTTGGAAAGTAAGACTCACTTGTTGATTCTTCTTTTTTCACTGAATCAGTCATGCCTACACTAGTATATTTAACACCTTCATCAGATACTTTACTCCAACCACCAAACTTTAACTGTTGACCATCTACAGTAATAGTTCCACTTATATCAGGTGATTTTTCACTTTTCTTACTATCTGCATCATTTACATGAAGTAATCCAACAGATAAAGATAATTCATATTTAGCTTCATCACTATTTGGTGTTTTAAATTTTATAATACTTGCATAACGCAATTCATCATTAATTTTAATTGTGCCTTTTCTTACAATTGATACTTTATCATCTGTAAATAAAGCACCAGTGTTGTTTTTCATTTCTTTTTTTTCGTACATCTATTACTCCTATTTATTTAATAATTTATCAATACTATCGTCTAATATTGGTTTTACTTTTTTATAAGCTTGTTTATAAGGTTCATATTTTATGTCTCGTGTATCTTCAAGATGATGATAAGCATTTTGAAACACAGTAAATAATCTTGATAATAATTTTTTTTCTGTTTCTTTTCTAACAAAACTTTTTATATTAATATCAATATCAGTTAATACTTCTTCCGCTAGTTCTACTAATTTAGCTTTGTTCATTTTGTTTCTCCAAGAGTTCGTGCATTAATAACCATTCGTGGTTTTGTTTTTTATCTTGTGGTTGTTCTAATGGTTGGTACTTTTCTGCTTCTTTAATCTGTTCTTTTATTGTTTTAATTTTATCGTGCATCATATAAAAATTAGCATCTTGTGGTGTTACATTTTCTACAACAAAATCTCGCAATAGTTTTGGTAAAATATTTAATGCTTTTGCCAAACCTGACCTAGTAAAGAAGTAATTTTGTATTAGGTATTCAATATCCTTACGCATTTTTATCATTTCAACTTCTTTAATCATTTTGTTTCTCTTATATCAAATTTATATTCATAACCTCTACTGTTATGTTTTCTTCGTTTACTAACTATCTCACCATATCTAGGTAATTTATAGGCTTTTCTACAGTAATCTTTTCTCATATTACGAATAGATGCAGATATGGTGGCTTCTCCAAAGAACTTATTTGTTTGCTCACTAATGATTCTTTGTATTTCATGCAACATAAGCCATCTATTGTTCATGTAAGCGTTTCTAAGGCATAGAAACACACAGTCATCAACTGTGTATTTGCTCTTTGACTTCTTTTGAATGCACATAGGTACTTCCATTAGAATGAGTCCTCGTCATTGTTTTGTACTGGTTGCTTCACAACTTTAGGTTTATTTCGTTGCATAGCTTTTTCTCCATCATCATCTGCACCTGTAGATTCTACAGTAGCGTTCTCTTCTACTTTTATTCCTGCACCAATGCCACAAGCAGTTACTAAGCTGTACCTTCTTGCGTATGTCATAGCACTTCCAAAGCCTTGTGCGTTGTTTTTATCAGCAGGAACAAACATTTTGCCTGATGATAATTCACTGCTATGACCATAAAATATGGTTTCTACACAAACACCTTTATCGTTTTCTTCAAAGCGTTGTAAAAACATAATTCCTTCATCAAGTAAAGGTTGTTTTACAGCTTCTAAACAAGACTCTAATGTTGCATAAGAGTTTCCGTGAAAAGTATTAGTTTTATTTTTACTTGCATTGTTCATGTTAGTAAAAGCTTTTATCAAAGCATTAATCAATTCATTATTTGGTTTCATTTTATTCTCCATAGTTCTTTAGCTACTTCAATACTAGTTTGATCCCACATAAACGATGTCATGTCAGGGTAGAATTGCTCTACTAAAGAGTTAATATCATTATTTTGTAAAAGGTTCATCATTGCTAATGCAACCCTATACACCTCATTTATTCTCATGTCTATATCATCTACCTCAAATGAAATAACCTCTGCTTTCGTTTTGGTTACATAAAGGTAGTCGGCATAGGCACGATCTACATCAAGACATTTTGCATACAAAGCAATTTGTCGTTGAACTGGTTCTAGTAATGCTGATGGTCTTTTTGCAGTAGTCTTTATATCTCTGATGCAATCAGAATATTCCATGTCAACATATCCTATTATTGGTATTGGTAAATCTTCATACTGAAGTTCTACTTTCTTTTGATAACTTACTGGTTCACCTAATTCTTTATAAAAAGGTATTCCAACTTCTAAATATTTTTCTATATTGTTGTATTCTGTTTCAGCTTTCTCTTTATCAAATATATTGCCCTGTTTTTTTTCATAGTTCATCAATGCCATAAACTCTTTTTGTGCTTCTGCAACTGATGTCTTGTTTCCTATTGCATGATCTATAACTGTTCCTCTAAGCATTGCAGGGTTTGTGGGTGATTTGTGTTTAGCTAGATACCTAACAATAAATAAAGGTATATCTTGTATAAATAGATTGATAGAACTAGCTGATAGATGTTCTATATCAAACTGGTCAAATGGATTGTTGCTATTCATTTTATGTCCTCAATGTATGTTTCAATTCATTAATATATGAAGTATAATCCAATTTGGGTTTCAATACAATATGTAATATACAAAAGGTGAAGGTATGAAATTAAAAGAATATTTAACAGAAAACAAATTAACACAACACAAGTTCATAGAAGAACTAGAAAAAGAGACAGGACACAAACTTAGTCAAGGTGGTTTGTCTAAATATGTTATTGGGCAAAGAACACCAAGAAAAGATGAAATGGTTTTGATCTATAAGTTTACTGATGGTGCTGTTCAACCTAACGACTTTTATCTCTAACTGAGTTCAAGTTCATCATACCAATTACCACTAGATGACTTTGGTTGTTTAACTTCTTTCATTTCATAGTTCTCAAAATCAAGAAAGCGTTTTTGATGTAACCAAGTAGAAGCATGACATATAAACTTTTTATCTTTCTTTTTAACTTGTATCTCATTAAGGTATCTAACAAGCATCTCTTTTAATTTATCAGCTTGATAGGTCTTTATCACATTAAAATATTTTAACTTAGCCTGAAACTTGTTTTCTTTTCTTGGATATAAGTTCCAAAAGTCTTCAAACTCTTGATCGGTAAGTGGAAGAAAGTCTTCTTTATCTTTTGGCTTATAAGATACTTTAGTATCATCTTTAGTATCTTCTTTAGTATTGCATGGGGTGGGAACAGGGGGGGTCATGGTCTGTACACCCATAGGGGGGGTGTGTACACCCTCTAGGGTCATATGATAGCGATTAGATAAATTACCACCATTTTCTTTGTATCTTTTTTCTACTTTTAAAAATCCAAGCTGTTCAAACTCTTTAATTATATTAGCTATGTGTTTTACATCTTTAAGACCAGCAAGTTTTCCAATGTGAGCATAAGAAGGAAAGCAACTGTTCTTTTCATCACAGTAGTTTGCAAGTAGTATTAGGATTAATCGTTTAGTTGGGGTTTGTGTTTTGAATTGAAGGTTGATGGCTTTGTTAAGACATTCTATTGACATTTGGTTCTCCTCTGAAATCCCAAAATCATATTTGGGTTTAACAATATAAATTCATTCTCAAATTTAATCAATACATTTTGTATTATTGATTTTCTTTTCTTTGATTGGGTTCTTGATCAAAAGACACATCTCTATAAGCATAACCTAATGGTAAGTCTTTACCTTTGGGCATAACCCAAATGTGATAAACATTTACTGTATCAACCATTCTGCTTTCAGGTGGATAAAGTTCTATACCACAATAGTCTTCTCCACAAAGTTCGTTTTTAATTTCTTGAAACTCACGCCAGTCACACAGGTAATCGTCTCCATTATTAATCCTTATAGCTAACCACACAGTTCCTTCAAAGAACTTATCATGGCAGAAACCATCACCCTCTGATAGAACACCTATAACAACTTTGTATTTACCATCATCTGAATACCAACATTGATTATTGATAGTTCTATTCAAAACTCTTTTAGCATCTTCTTTTGATAAAGGTTGTTTAGTTATTTCTGTTGTGGTTGTGCATTTGTTTAAAAACTCTTTTGCAGACATTCCTATTTGTTGCAATCCATTCATTCTCATTTCCCAACCACCAAATGATTTAGAGGGAAGTCTTTTTACTTGTTTATAGTGCATTTCCTAACACTCCTTCCATTGATAATCTTCGTGTAAATGTAGCTTTTGCTCAATCGCTTCAAGCAAACACTTTTCAACCTCTTTCCATGTCCAACATTCAGGTGCATATTCTTTTTCATTAATGTTTATATACTTGAATCCTATATGATCATATTCTGCTACATCGTAATAATCACTCCATTGTTCTAAAAGTTTTTGCACCCTTTGTTTAGGTGAAGTTCTTTTCTTGATGTATCTTTTGGGTTCAGGTATGGGAGTAGTGCATAAAGACTGAAATGGTTTATGTCTTTTATTTAATCTCTTCTTGGAAATAGTTTTATCAAAACTACCAAAATCAACATTAGCTTCATTAAGACTTTTAGCTAGTTCACTAATTGAAGGTTGCAGTGGGTGTAAGTAATGAAGCAGAACACAAAACTCTGATACAAAACTTTTACCATGTTTATCTCCTGTTAAACAATGAGCATATTCATGTAGAAGAACACCATACGATCTACCCCAGTCATTACGAATTAAAATATCTCTTTTATTAAATGCCCAACAACTACCATGACCATTTTTAAATCTTAGTGTTACTTCCTTTCTAAATATTTTATTCAATCGTCTTATGACTGCATGACATTGTTTTTCAGTAAGATAACTTTTCTTAATCATAAATGACTGAGAGTCTTCCCAGTCATAAACCTTTTGTCTTTGTGTATCTCGCATTATGCTACTTTCCTTTGATCAGTAGTTTTTTTTTCAAGATGTTGTAGATACATTTGCTCAATCTCTGCAAAACTTCTTCTTCTTCTACCCCACTTATGTCTCTTGTTAAACTCATACCACATATTATTAATTATTGATGCACCACAAGGGTTACCTTTAGAATCATACTTCTGATGTATTTGACCATTTGCCCAACTGACTACTTCAGTGTGCCATCTATGTTCATCTAAACTTCTAATACAAGCTTTATCCCATTTAGCTCTAGTGATTTTTTTGTATCTTGAAAGACTAGTCCTGTAATAGACCCATTTGTATCCAATAGACTTGGTTTGAACAAATCTATAACCATTTAGATTTACCCACCAAATATTATTCATTTTATTCTTCATTTTATTCTCCTTTTCAATTTATAAATATTTACCAATATAACCATTATAACACATTATTCCATTTTGGTGTAATTTATTTTTATGTAATATTTTACGATTTGGAATTATTTATGATAATATCCGATATGTCATGACTAAAAAATCAACTAAAACAAAATTAACAGAAGAATTAAAAACTCTTATTAGAACTGAGTTTGTGCAAGGCGTTGAATTAAAGTCAGGTAAAGTTAAACATTTTTCAATAGAAAATTTAATCAAAAAATATAATGTAGCACCAGCAACTCTATACAGAGCATCACAATCAGAGGGGTGGAAAGCACTTAGAGAACAATACAATGTAGAGTTACAAGAAAAGATCAACGAAGAAAGACAAAAGAAAATAGCAAAAGACTCAGTACAGTTTGATGATAGATTACTTAAAAAGGCAAACGATATAATCAATCAAATAACTTATTATCTAAATATTAATGAAGACGCAATGAACAATGGTGCAAAGCCATTTGCTCCAAATCAATTTCTTGCTTTGACTAACGCATTACTGTTAGCACAAAAGCTTGGCAAAATATCTATGGGAGAGGTAACAGAGAATATCAATGTCCACTCAACAATTAAAGAAGCAGATGCCTTCAAGTCAGTTATGGAATTACTTGACGCTGTTAAAACAGAACGCCTTAACAGCGACAGCGACTCATTACACTGATTGGTTAAAAACTGCTCGTAAAAAACAATTAGCACCTGAAGGTGAATATCTTATATGGCTTGTTATGGCAGGTAGAGGATTTGGTAAGACAAGATGTGGTGCAGAAGACATAGCTCTTTATGCTATGCGTAATCCAAATGTAAGCTGTGCTGTTGTAGCTCCTACACATGGAGACCTTAGAAGGGTTTGTTTTGGTGGAGAGAGTGGTTTATTAAGTGTCATACCAAAAGAATGTTTTTTAAAATCAAATGACCAAAAAGGTTATTCATCAAGTGTATCTGAAATTAGACTATGGAATGGGTCTAAGATAACAGGTTATGCAGCACAAGAGCCTGATAGATTAAGAGGACCACAGTTTCATAGAGCATGGTGTGATGAAATAGCAGCTTGGAGATACCCTGAAGCATTTGATCAATTAATGTTTGGTCTTAGATTAGGTCAAAACCCACAGTGTGTAATTACTACAACACCAAAACCAAACAAGATAATTAAAGACTTAGTTAAAAGAGATGATGTCCATATAACCACAGGTAGTACATTTAAGAATGCAGAAAACCTAGCAGAAAGTGCTTTAAAAATGCTGAAAGAAAGATATGAGGGTACTAACTTAGGTAGACAAGAACTTTATGCTGAGATTATTGAGTCTTACGAGGGTGCTTTATGGAAACCACAACTCATTGAAGAATGTAGAACAGAAGAAGAAGTGGACTTACAACAAATCATAGTAGCTATTGACCCAGCAGTAACATCTAATGCAAACTCAGATGAAACAGGCATAGTGGTAGTAGGCAAAGATTATAAAAATCATTTTTATGTTTTAGAAGACTTATCAGGTAGGCATACTCCTGAAAAATGGGGTAGAATAGCTATTAACACATTTTATGAGTGGGAAGCTGATAGAATTGTTGCTGAAGTAAACAATGGTGGAGACTTGGTTGAAAGGCTTATAAGAAACTATGACTTCAATGTTCCTTACAGAAGTGTAAGAGCAACAAGAGGTAAAATACTTAGAGCAGAACCAATTTCAGCTTTGTATGAACAACGAAGAGTGCATCATGTAGGTGTATTTTCAGAGTTAGAGTCGCAAATGGGCAGTTATACTGGCGAAAATAATACTTCACCTGATAGACTAGATGCTTTAGTGTGGGGATTAACCGAACTAAGCAAGTCTAAAGGACAAGTAAACTGGAGAATAAGCTGATGGCAGAACAAACATTTTTTCAACGACTCTTTAATACACAACAAAAAGAGACAAAACAATCAGGCATGATGGGATATTTTGGTGTAGGTTCAAATGACATCAAGAGTTATAAGTATCAAGACTTAGCAAAAGAAGGTTA